ACGGGCAACGGGTCTGCTGATGGGCCTTTTGTGTACCTGGGATTTAGGCCTCGTTACGTGCTGGTGCGGCAATCGGATGCAATTCGCGGATGGAACATTCACGACACAGCACGCAGCACGTACAACGCCGACACAACTATTTTGCAGCCGGAATCGTCGGGAGCCGACAACACAAACGTCGCGTGGGCAATCGACATTACGGCAAACGGGTTCAAGGTTCGCACATCAGACACGTCACACAACGCTAGCGGCGGCACATACATCTTTGCGACCTTTGCAGAAAACCCATTCAAGAACTCACTCGCGAGGTAACCCATGTTCATGCTCGACGGACGCCCACTATCCCTCGATGTGCCATTCGGGCACAACGAGATCCAGTACCCCGCCAACTGGCTTCGCCTGGCTACGCCTGAAGAACGCGCTGCGCTTGGCATCACAGAGGTCGAAGACCCGGCGCAGTTTGACAGCCGGTTCTACTGGGCAGCGAACATCCCCAAAGATCTGGACACGGTCAAAGCCACGCTGATGATGCAGATCAAAGTCACGGCATACAGCATGCTCTCGCCCACCGACTACAAGATCGTGCGCCAGGTCGAGACCAACGAGGCCTGCGACCAGGACACGCTCGATGCGCGCCAGGCAGTGCGTGTGGCATACGCCGCCAACAAGGTACTGATCGAAGCGGCCACCACCGTGGACCAGCTCGCCGCAATTCAATTCACTTGGCCGACCGAGTAAGTCGCACAGCAACACCGCAGTAAAGGCAGTACAGCATGACCACTCAAGTCACCACAGCATTGATCGCTGATGCAGCAATCACTCAACCCAAGATGGGCATCAACGTAGCAGGCAACGGACCGGCATTCAGCGCGTATCAAAGCACGCTGCAAGCAGTGGCCAACAACACTGCCACAAAGATTCAGTTGCAAACGGAGTCATTCGACACCAACAGCAACTTCGACAGCACGACCAACTATCGCTTCCAGCCAACGGTGGCCGGGTACTACCAGCTCAATTTTTCGGTTGGGTTCACTGTGACGCTTGCATCGGCAGCATCGCTTGATTTGTTGCTGTACTTCAACGGCGCACAAATCAAGATCTTCCGCGAGTATCTACCCACGGGAGCCGGCAACCCAATGCTGGCTGGCTCGCAGCTTGTGTACTTCAACGGTTCAACTGACTACGCGGAGGTGTATGTGTCGCATGCTTTCGGCTCATCCACCAACACCACCGCACAAAACGATCGCACCTATTTCCAGGGTGCAATGGTCAGAGCAGCGTAACAGTGTCAAGTTTTAGAAAGCAGCAGATGGACTATCAGATTCTCTTCAACGGCGCCGTGGCACTTGCCGCGTTTTTTGGTGGCTGGACACTCAACAGCATCACTCGCACGCTTGAGCGGCTCGATGCTGACGTGCGAGCCATGCCCAGCACGTATGTCCCGCGTGATGACTACAAGACCGACATCAGGCGCATTGAAGAGATGCTGGGCAAGATCTTCGACAAGCTCGACAACAAGGCCGACAAATGAGCGACCTGTGGTTTGCCATCCTGATCTGGTTGTCCATCTACTTTTTGGCAAAGAACAATTGATGTGGACCCGTTCACCATCCTGGCTCTTGCACGCGGTGCAGTGTCTGCCATCAGGCAGGGGTGCCAGATGTACAACCAGTTCAAGGGCGAGCTGGTCGAGGCCAAGAAAACAGTCGAGCAAGCAAGGACCATTGTCAAGGAAGTCGGCGGGTTCTTCGGGTTCTTTAAGCGCAAGGTCGAGGTGCCAATTGAGCAGGCTGATCAGCCAGTCAAGAAAGCCAAGCGCCAGCGCGTGGAGTTCGATGAGCACAAGGTTAAGAAGGACATTGCCGACAACCTGGTGGTGTTCTTCAAAGCGATGGAGCAGCTCAAGCAACACATTGCAGAGGAGGAGCAAAAGTCGCGCAACGTCTATGACCCTGATCAAAACGTGATGGAGGCTGCGTTGCATCGAGTGATGGCGCTCGATGAAATGGAAAAGATGCAGTACGACATTCGGCAGATGATGGTCTATGAGACCCCCGGCATGGGAGATCTGTACAGCAGGGTGATCAAGATGGTTGGCGTGATCAGCGAAGAGCAGGCTTACGCCAGGGTTCAGAAGGAACGACAGGATCGGGAAGACAAGTGGCGACGCAAGGAAATGGAAAACGATCTGTACAACAAGACCCTTTACGCGGCGGGCGTGGGTCTGGTGTTCCTGTACGTCGCGGTGATGTTTTGGGTTCTGACACTGGATCGGAAAGTGCGATGGGGTTTCTAGTCAACCTTGTTGCCCTGGTGTCAGTGATGGCCATGGTGTTGATGATGGCGTTCTTGTACGCAGACATCCTGGAGACCAAGCACGAGATCAAACAGAAGCTCGAAAAAATAGATCGGCTTCGCAAGGAAGTGGAAAAGGAAAGAAAGAAGGACAGCAATGACACGAAGTGAACTCGAGATCTTGATCAAGAAGCGTGCGGCCATCGTCATCACGACGTTTGCTGCGCTGCTTGCGGTCAACGGCTATTTTGGTGGGTCGAACTCCGGGCGCGTGTTGTCGAACACGATCGCTGCCAACAATCAGTGGGCCTGGTATCAAGCCAAGAACGTGCGCATGGCCATCTACGAGATGGGCAACCGCCCGCTCGATGTGGCGCGCATGCGCACGGACATGGAAGAGATCTCGGCACGCGCCAGGGCGCTGGAAGCCGAGCGCGAAAAAGCACAGCAGCGCGGCCCGTACTTCACCTACGCCGGCATCGCGCTGCAACTGGGCATCGTGCTGTCGACTGCCGCCATCTTGGCCGTGGTGATGCCGTTGTTTTGGGTCTCGGTAGCAACCGGGAGTTTGGGTGCAGGGCTTTTCCTGTACGGTTTTTTGGGAGTATGAGCGATGATTCCGATCGTGAGCGCGTTACTTGGAACGCTGGCACAAAACGGCCTGGGGCTTTTGTCCAGCGCCATCCAAGCAAAAGGCAAAGAGGTGGTCGAGAAAACGCTGGGCGTGTCGATCTCCGACAACCCGACGCCGGCGGACGTGGAGAAGCTGCGTCAGCTCCAGTATGACCACGAAGAGCGCCTGCTTGAGCTGGGAATCGAGAAGGCCAAGATGGAGCTGGAAGAAACCAAGGCGCTGCTGGCTGCTGCTGCCAACGAGGACAACAACGTGTCGGACCGCTGGAAGGCCGACATGACCAGCGACTCGTGGTTGTCCAAGAACATCCGCCCGATGACCCTGGTGTACATCCTCACGGCCTACCTGCTGTTTGCGGGCTTAAGCGCTGCGGGTATCAACGTGCAGGAATCCTACGTGTCGTTGCTGGGGCAGTGGGGCATGCTGGTGATGACCGCCTACTTTGGTGGCCGCACCGTTGAGAAGGTGATGGAAATGAAGAAAGGGGGCAAGGAATGAGCCTCAATCAAGAACAAGCCGCATTCTTGTTGGACATGTGCAAGCTGATCGAATACTCGACAGCGCAGGGGTTCATGGTCACCGGTGGCGAGCTGGCGCGCACGCCTGAGCAGCAGGCCATCTACGTGAAGACCGGGCGGTCCAAGACCATGCAGTCGATCCACCTCAAGCGCTGCGCGGTGGACCTGAACTTTTTCAAGGACGGCAAGATCATCTGGGACAAAGACATCCTTGCGCCCCTGGGGGCGTACTGGGAGAGTCTGCATCCGAAGAACCGCTGGGGCGGCAACTTCAAGTCCTTGCTCGATTGCCCTCACTTTGAGCGCAACGTGGGCTGATTGCAGTTGCCACAGGCCGTGGGGTTCTTCTCCTCCCCCAACTCAAGCGGCCTGGGGTCTTTTCCCCTGGCCTTCGGGCCAGGGGGCTTTTTCAGGCGCGGCGTGAATTAGCGGCTGCGTCGTATTGGGCCAGTTCTTTGTAGACGCGGTCCAGCTCGGCTTTCAAGGCGTCGCGCTCGCGCTCGATGTCCTTGGCCTGGGCGCGCTCAAATGGCAGGGCAAGCAGCATGCCCGGGGTGTAGCGCTGACCGTTGGGTGCCCACAGGTTGCCGAAGCGGTCAAAGCGCCAGTCCTTCCATTCGCCTCGTTGCTGGTAGGGTAATTGACCATCCGCGCCTGCGCGCAGGGCGACCAGCGCGGTGTCCGGGATGCGCGAGGTGCCGGCGATCCAGCGCATGAGCGTGGTGCGGTGCACGTTCAGGATGTCAAGCGCGAAGCCTTCGCCGCCGATGCGATCGATCAGGTCGACCAGCTCCTGGCGGTGTTCTTTGGCGCGTCGTTCCCGCACGGGGACGTGCGGGATTTCGATGCGAGCGCGTCTGATTTTGGGGGGTTCCATGGGTCTCTCTCAGTGGTGAGATTAAGCCAACTAGTTGAGATTGTCCACGGTGCAGAATGCGCATAATGTATATTAAGTTTTCCTCAATACTCTGCGATTACAGCAACTTCGCCGAGGCAAAATAGTTTTGCTACATCATGCTGCACCAGGGTCTTGTGCATATTGCACGAGACCCATTAGAACGTCAAGAAAAACAGAGCAGTACAAGAGCGCACGCCAGCACGCCGCACACGAAGCCAAGACGGAAGTAGTTGATGCACAGCATGAAAGCCTCTTAAGGCTAAATTGAGGATTCCTCAATTTCAAAGGTATAGCCCTTGATCTCGGGGTACTTGGTGGCGAAGTTCACATGGATCTTTGCCGGCGTTTGCAGCTCGTCAGTGAAAGCCAGCGCCTCATCCACACGCACCGGTGGGCGCGAGCCTTCATCATGTGGCCAGCGATCGACCCACCAGCGCACGGCCTTGTTGCGAGCAAAGCCCTGGTGCTCGAGGCACACGTACTCGGACACCGTGCGCAGCCCGCAGTAATAGTCCACCCGCAGCGTGGGCACGCCGCTCTTGCCAACGTGCTTGCTGTAGCCCACCTTGCGCACAGACATCTCGACGGGCGGCACCTCGGTCGACAAGATGGCGCCGACGTGGTGTAGCTTTTCCGCCTCACGCTCAATCACCGGAAACTTGAACCCGCATTCCGGGCAGGTGTGCTGCATAATCGGAACGTGACTCGCGCACTGCGGGCACGTCTTCACTGGCGCCTCGCCGGGTGGGCCTTTTTTACCCTTGCGCGGCGGGGTCACCTGGTCGATGAATCCGTGGCGCCGCACGTTGCCCCCAAAATCGAGCACCAGGCAATCCTTCTTGGACTCGTGCAGCCGCAAGCCACGGCCCACCATCTGCACGTACAGGCCAGGCGACAAGGTAGGGCGCAGCATCACCACCGCGTCAGTGGCCGGGTGATCAAAGCCGGTGGTCAGGATCGAGCAGTTGACCAGGGCGCGCAGCTCGCCAGCCTTGAACCGGCGGATCTGTTCGTCGCGCTCCGCGTTGGCCATCTCGCCGCTCACGTAGCCCGCTGCAATACCGCGCCGGCCCAGTGCCGCAGCCATCTGGCTTGCGTGCTCCACGGTCACGCAGAAGATCAGCCATGAGTTGCGATCGGCGCAGCGCCTGGTGATGAGGTCAGCGTGGTGCTCGACCAGTTTCATGGCGCTCATGCGCTCGCCGAGCTGGCCCAGGTTGTACTCGCCGGCGGTGACCTTCACGCCGCCCAGGTCCACCTCGTCGCCGTGCTTGGAGGTGAGCCGGCACAGGTAGCCCTGCTCGATCAGGTCGGCCACGTTGGCCTCGTAGCTGATGCCATCAAACAGCGCGCCATCTCCCTCGTGCAGCACCCCGCTGTCGAGCCTGTATGGGGTCGCCGTGAGGCCGATCAACTTGGTGTAGGGGTTGGCCTTCAGGCAGGCATCCAAGAGCTTCCTGTACATGCCATCGGACTTGTGCGGGATCAGGTGCGCTTCGTCCACGATGATCAGGTCAAAGCGCCCATGGAAGTGGGGTTTGTTGTAGATCGACTGGATGCTGGCCACGGTCACGGGCTTGAGCTGGCGCTTGCCCAGGCCGGCCGAATAAATGCCCACTGACGCGTGCGGCCACATGCGGTGGATGGCCTTGGCATCTTGCTCGACCAGCTCCTTGACGTGCGTCACCACCAGGATGTGGGTGTCGCTGTACTCGGTGCAGGCGCGTCGGATGAACTCGGCCAGGATCACTGACTTGCCAGAGCCGGTGGGCGTCACGATCAGTGGGGCATTCTTGCCGGCACCAAACCACTCGTAGATCGAGTCGATGGCGTCGGCCTGGTACTGGCGCAGTTTCATTTGTCGTTGAGCAGCTCGTCGTTGCCGACGGTCTTGTCGATGATCTCGCCGGCGATGGCCAGGTATCCAATGCCGTCGACGATGTTGTCGGAATGGTTGGGGTTGACCTGCATGCGGGCGATCTTGAACAGCGTCATCATCACGGCCACGTCAGCGGCATCGATGAGCACTGGCTTGCCCATGTCACCGGAGAGGTAGACCGACCAGTATTCGGCGATCAGTGCGTGGGTGTTCTCGGGTGCACCGTGTATGTCTTCACGATCGCGGCAGATGATCTGCTCGGCCCGTGCAAGGTATTGGCCTCGGTTCATGGTGTTCTCCTCAGAACGGAATGTCGTCGTCGTTGTCGTTGATGGGCTTGGAGCTGACGACCCTGGCGCCAAAGTCCTTCTTGAGCTTTGCGACGTAGTCGTCGGACACGATCTCGGGCACTGAGACAACCAGCTCGTCGCTGGTAAAGCAGGCCGTGATGTCGTTGGTCATGTTCTCTTCCGAGCGGTCGCAGTCTTCGGCCACGTTGGCAAAGATGGTGCCATCGCGGTGCTTGTATTTGATCCATCCGGGGCCGGCGTCCATCGGCTCGGCGTATCGAATCAACGGCGGGATGAACAGGTGCGAGCGGCAACCCAGGCGTTGTTCTTCCACAGCGATCAAGCGCTCGTGGTGCTGGCATCCCCACTGACCATCGTCCACCGGTGTGGCGTGCACGCAGGTGCGGCAGTTTTTGACGGGCACCTTGTCGCCGTGGCAGATGGCGTGGTGATCGCACAACTTGCACTGATACCAAGCCGGATCGGTCGACAACTTCTCTGGCGGCTCTTCGGCATCGATAACCGACTTGGCCTTTACGTTGAGATCAGCGAAGAGCTTGGCATCGAAGTGGACCCACTCGCTGTGCAGCTCGTCGGTGTTCTTGTTGACGGCCAGGTACAGCGCACGCTCCAGCTCGGCCCAGCCCATGTACATGGTCATCTGGGCGTAGTGTTCGGGCTTGGCCTCTTTCACGCCCTTTGATTGCAGCATGGTGAAGCTCTTGTCGCCGTGGGTCTTGAACTCGACGACCGCCCAGGTCTTGGGCGCCTCGGGCAGGCCTCGGCCAATGCCGTCTGGCGACCCGGCAAAGTGGCCCTTGTAGCCGGTGAAGCGATACTGCTGCTTGGTGTCGGGGTCGATGTGATAGACCTCGGCGCCAATGGCGCGCAGCTCCTCGAGGAACTGAGGTTCCTCGCGGTGACCACGGTTGAACAAGCGCTTCATGCGGCCATCGAACTGCTTGGCCGTGGCCCAGCGGAACGAATACCAGGCGGCGCGCTTGCAAGGTTTGCCGATCTCGCTGGCGCCCAGGTGCGGGCGCGGCTCGTCGGCTTGCTGATCCCACCAGCGGATGATGGCTTCGCTGGTGGTGTTCATTGGCTTGGGGATGGCGACCATCACTGCACCCTCGCCTTAAGCATGGCGTCGGCGATCCTATAGGCGGCCCCGGCTTCTAAATGCCAGCCGTTATCCATGTGACCAGCGTCATGTAGCAAGGCCTGCATTGCCTTGGCCGCGAAGTAGTCGCGCAGATCCATGCCTTGCTCGTCTGGTTTACTTGAATCGAACTTTCCGTCGGCTCGTGGGAATGCTTTCATGCCGCACCTCAATTCGGCATGAAGATCTTGCTGGCGCCACCGTCCCAAACGATGGGCGACTCCTGCTGCAACGCGCCCTGGATGGCGTTCAATGCGACAGCGCCCATGCGCTGCGCGGTGCTGAACTCGGTCTGGCCAGGTGTGACGACCGGGTCAGTAATCATGCGAACGTCGACCGATCCCTCGGCGGTGTCTTGCACGGTGATGATGATGATGGCCATGATTGGGTCTTTCTAAAAAAGTGGGCCTACTTGCAACGTCCGTCCCGGTGCGCAATCCCCGGACTTTTGTTGTCAATAGCGCGTATCCAGCGTTTGCTTTCGGCCCGATTGATTACGCTGCTGCCTTCTTCTTCCACACGGGAGTGCTGCTTGCTGCGGGCGCAGAGGCCGCAGGAGCGGCTGCACGAGCCGGGGTAGGGGTACCAACAGCATTGGCCGGTGCGTAGCCTTTGACGCGGTTCTGGTCGTCGTAGCCGTCTTTGCCAGGCTCAATCACCACGTCGATCATCACGGGGATGTTGTGGAGCTGCTCGCTGTCGGTGAGGTTCAGAACGCCGGTGGCCAGGCACAGCGCGTTGAGCTGCTCGGTGCCGATCTTCTCGGCGACCTTGTTCTGGTGGCGGATGTTCAACGACTCGAACACCTTGCGGCCCTTGCCCTGGCCGTCGATCACTTCAAAGGTGAGCTTGAGCAGGTCGCCCGTGCGGGCCTTGTTGGGCTTGATCTCGGAGTAGATGACCATCGCGAGGTACTTGCCCTTGGGGAGCAAGTCGTAGCTGGTGGCCATGTTGGCGTCGGCGGTGTAGTTCAGTTGTGCCATGGTTGAAGTCCTTTCAGTTGGCAGGGTTGAGAGCGGACGAGAAAGCGTCCCAGGTCAGGGGCATCGAATCGGGCAAGCCGAAGCGATTCTTTGCGAGGTACGCCGGCTTTTCGTTGGCGTACATCAGGCGCTCACCGGTGGTGATGCCGCGTCGAACTTCCTTGTTGAAGCCGACCTCGGTCTCCTTGGTGAGCACGCGGTAGTTGCAGAACAGAACGGCGTCGCACCATTCCTGCACCAGGGCCGAGCTGCGGGCCTGGAGCTTGGGCTGGTAGCGCTCGTAGGGTTCGGTCTCGGGCGAGTCAAAGCGCTTGATCTCGGTGTGAGCGATCAGCACGCTGGCCATGCCCTTGTCATCGCGCAGCGCAGCCAGGCCGTCGAGGATGTTTCGCCAGTAGTCAGCGGCGATCACCGCGCCCTTGCCGTAGGCCAGCTCTTTGGCGTCGTGCTTGGCGTTGATGTCGACCCAGATCAAGTTGTCGAGCCAATCCAGCGAGTCGATCACGACCGTGCCGAAGTTGTGATCCTCCGAATACAGTGAGCTGATCGCATCAAGCACGTCCTGGTAAGACGTTGCCAGGGGGAAGTGGTCCACCTCCAAGCGGCCCAGGCCGTCCTCAGTGAGGATGAACACCGGGCTGGGTGCACCAGCCCCGAAGGTGGTCTTGCCCAGGCCGTGCGGCCCGTAGATCATGACGCGTGGCGCCTTGACGCCTTCGCTGCGTTTGATGGAGTTGAGGTTGAATGCCATGATGATGTCCTTTCACTTGGCGGGTTGATTAAGTCTTGATGGTGACGGCGGTCTTGGCCGGGGTGACGGTGATGGCCTGCGCCAGGACCGCCCACGTTTCGGGTTCGTTGGCGCGCAGGTATTTGGCGCCGGTCTCATCGAGCTTGGTCTCGACCTTGAGCGGGCGCATGTTTTCGGGGAGCGTTTCGCACACGGACAGCAGCTTGGCCATGTCGGCCTTGTAGGTCATCTTGCCGGTGACGGTGACCTTGAGTCCGTTGGTCAGCTCGTGAGTCTCAGCGCCTTCTGGCTTGGCGCCCAGCAGCTTGATGAGCTGCTCTTCGATCTCGACTCGAGCTTTGGTTGCCTTGGCCTCCGCCGCTTTCGCAGCGATGAATTGCTGGGCCAGGTCTTCTGCGGTGATGGTTGCGGTTGTCATTTGAGTTTCCTTTCAGTGTTGCATGGCGGTCATTGCCACGGTGTCGATCATACATCATGTTGAGGTAATCCCAACACCATGGCAAAAAAAAGTCAGAAGCGGTTGAACTTGTTCAAGTCGAATTCCCCGTAGCTGCCGGTGTGCGAGCCGATCAGCTCGCCCGCGCCGGTGAACGGGTGGTAGAGCGCGATGCAGTCCTGCTCGAGCGCGTTGGCCAGGGCGTAGATCTTCTCGCGGTACTCGTGGCGCTCGGCGTAGGTGATGCCGTCGATGGCCACCACCAGGCTGTCGGCCAGGTGCAGCTCGTCGGTGTGATCGTCCTCGTACTGGTACGAGTGGCGTCGGCACTGCACGTCGTGGAACAAGCGGTGCAGGGCGCCGATGGTCTCGTATGCGCGCTTGGTGCAGTCGACCAGGGAGTTGCGCCGGCCGCGAATGTCCAGTCGGATGTTGAGTTCGATTTTCATGAGGACCACCATGCGACGAGCAGCACGGCCAAGCCCGTGCCAATGGCCATTGCAAGCAGCACGCTTAACACGCACTCGATGCGGCGCTCGACCTTGGTGGTGAACAAGCGGCGCTTGATTTCGTTGGTGTAGGGGTATTGAGTGTGACGGCCCATGATCAAACCTCCTCGTGCAATGCTGCGCATTTGTCAGCGTAAGCCGTGGCATTGGCCAGGGTGTCAAACCACACGAAGGGGGGCAGGTACTCGCCGGCGTCGTCATCGCGCAGGCGCACCAGGTACTTGGTGGTGTTGGAAGGCAGGAACACATGGGCGCTGACGCCGTCCTGCTTGTTGGTGATGGTGTA